ATGTTGCTCAACCTCTGCAAGCCTGGTGAGTACACGGATGATTTGTTTGCTATATCACAGCCGGCAGAGGTGACTCGGGTGATGACGGTGCTGGACCAGATCAACGAACGATGGGGCCGGGGGACGCTGCGTTCGGCCAGTGTGCCTGTGGATCCTGACTGGGGCATGCGGCGTGAAATGATGAGTCAGAGCTATACGACGAAGCTTGATCAGCTTTGGGAGGTTTCATGCACGTAACTAGGTTGGCAGATTTTAATCTTTATTAGGTTAAACCAGATGAGCTTGCCCCCAAGTAATTTGATAAATATCTACCGCACCTCCCCCCCTAAGGGAGGTGCAAGTGGATAATTTTCAGGCCGTTCTATGTATTGGCTTTACTTATATTGTTGTCAATGCCTAATTGCCTTAAGAGTTGCGACCAATTCAGGGGCGAGTTCATGAACGAAGGCGAGCTGTGCTTCTGATACGGGCTCCCCGTGTATGGCGTAAGAACATATTGAATAGACCTCCCGAATTGCTGATACAAGTCTTGGTTCAAGCAAGTTGGACTCGGATAGGTGTCTTGCTAACTGTTGAATTGGAATTACACGTCTATGTCGTGAAGAGTTATCAGTATCAATCTGAAGCTCTTCTGCGATTCTTCGCATTTCTAATTCAATGTTGTACCTTGCTGCAAACAAAAAGGCTGTGTCGTCTGGAGCTGTAATTGGAACGGGGGCAGGTGGAAGTGGTACACCATGTGCAGCTAAGGCATCAATGAGAGCAGATTTGATACGAGCCTCTAAATCAGGAAGCTGAGCATCTGCTGCTGGCAAGGGTAGATTGAAATGTGGGCTGAACGTGGTGCGCACGTCTACAGCGTTACGAACGTCACTACGGATTTCCGATACTTGTGCGGTCAGAAATCCTTTCAATTCATCCATTTCTTGTTTGAGCTTTAGACCAAACATGGATACTTCATTAAAAAGTGGTGCCAGCAACAACGCTATCCATATTACGAATACGACTATGTCCGCTACAGATGCGTTCCCTTTTGTGAGGTCTGGGTAGCGGTTGTATAAGAAATGGGTTAGCGCTGCCGTAAGCAGTGTCCACCATACGATTTTAAACCAATTAGGTAGCTTCAATGTGTAAACCTGCTTTCTCGAAAGTGAGTAGGGTCTTGCTGATATTGATCCAATTAAAAAGGGGGTGTAGCGATAAAAACGGATGTTAGCAACACAGTCGACGTCGTTGATGAAGGGGGGGCTGCGCTGAGTTCGCTGTAGGAAACCGGCCAGCGAAACCTCTCCATCCTCAGAGACTAACTTATTGAATTTCTTAAGCTCAGTACCGCTACATTCTTTGGGGGCTTTGTTTATTCTTTCCATGCTAAGAAGCCATAACGATTAAGCTAATGGGCCACGAAGCGCGGTCCCAGCGGACGAAGTGAACGCATTGTTATATTTCAATGATTTACTCTGGCTAGGAACTCCGTTATGCCATTAAGCATGAAATTAACTTGTTCCTTTGTGTACTCATTGTATTTTCCATGAGCCGCATTGTTTCTTAAGTCCAGCCATGCTGTTATAGACTTTTGGTCGAGCTTTGTATAAACTTCAGACTTTGCCAGATCAGAGTTTAATCGGTCAGCTTTTTTAGGGATAAGCACACCGTCTTTTTCAAGTTCTGTTTCGATGTTATTTGCTGAGCAGAGTTGACGTAGATTCTCTTCTAAAACGCTGCCAATCATTACGGCTGCGGGATCTTTATATCCTTGCTCTAAAAGATGTTCAGCCATCTCAAGGAAATCATAGAATATTTCCGCTGCAATTAGCTTTTTGACTGTAAATATCCATCCGCCATCAAGCTCATTTTGAATGGAATGCAAGATTGCATGGCTTCTTTTGGCGCTAGATTCAAGGTTTCTAGGCGTTGCAGAATCATATTCTGAGTAATATGAATGGCTATTTCCATAAGTCATCGAAATGAAAGATAGCGTTGAAGCTCTAAGTCCAGCCATTGCTCCAGCGTCTACGTGGTCTTCGCCATATTGGTTGAATTTTTTTGTTGCTAATACCTTCTCAGATTGCTCAATTAGCTGGGCGACCCTTCTCGACAGATCTTTCGGTTGCATGTAATTCCCTTTGTCACATAACTATTAGGCCACATCCCATTTCGCAATGGCGTGTCGTTTAAAGTTTCTTGTCGTCCTATAAGTCCTTGTCTAGCGTAGAGGTGGCGCGGCAAACGCGACATTGCTCAGGGAAAAACGCGACATGGATGACGGCAAGCCCTGCAGCCTACTAGAGTCGAATGCAGCTTCTGTGACACTACTCATTTGCTATCATCGTGTCCACCGTCAAATTTTGGCCGGTTGCTGCCATACACAACTGAATGCTTCCGACCAAAAAAGTGGCCCCTAAGCGCAGAATGAAGGCTAAGGAGCTTGATCACTATTATGGATGCTCCGAACACTACGTCAGATAACCGGGTAGCCTCATCCAGTGCTCGCAAAGGGGTATGCAAGTCGAGAGGTGTCTATGGATTATCCCCGACTTCCAGCGAAGCCATCTGTTCTACCTGCGACGTCAGCTCCATTGCCGCCGCCTCCAGCGCGAACTGGTAGTCATAGATCCTTTCCAAAACATCGGGCAGGGAGTAATCATCTGACAAAGGGTCGACCCCTTTCGAGAAAGTGTAATAGTCAGCTAATCCCACAGACACGGGCTTAAAATATATCTAAACCCTATCCTATTCATTCTTGGAGTTGAATTTTTGATCCTGCTGAAGTGTTGGATCACGCTACGTGTCTAATGCGTGCGGAATGTGTTCCACGCCGCAGTATCAAAGTGCATGGCTGCCATTACCTCAAACAAATACAGCTCCACGTCGTTGCTGATCTCAATAAATGAGACCGACATCTCCCGGAGCCGGCTCTGGGCAGACAAGAAAACTTCACGAAATTTGTCATCCATCATTGCTTGGTCGCGCTTCATTTCGTGCGGAAAATCTTCACTTGCCATTCGATAGACCAAGCTCGCGCTGAAATGCGACTGGAAGTTCAAGTGCTGGACCAGTCGTTTGATGACTCCTCGAGAGATACCTACGTAGACAGGTTTACCTGCATTGATGAAGACGTAGCAGCCGGGAAAGTCGCTTGATCGACCAAGCCGGGATAATATCTCCTTGGTTGGACTCTTAAACCCAACAAATTTTTGCGCCGGTATAGGGTGAGCAAGTGCCTCGATAAGCCGCATCATGTGGGCTGGGAGAACGACTGAAGCAAGCGTCTCAAAAGATTCTGAACAGTTGTCGATAGGCATACACACATCTCGTGTTGAAGTATCTCGTGAGTCATACCACGGCCGCACGTCCGGAGTCGAAGAGTCGTAAAGTACTATGTCGAATCCGGCCGAGAGAAACACAACATGGTACCGCTCCACTGTCAGGCATTATTTGACGATTGCTTAAAATTTGCTACAAAACCTAGCGATCCAATATTGCTGGTTAGACGGGCCGGGGCCTCGGTGGATTACTAAGTCCAATCCATCATCGGACGGATCGTTTCTCTAAAGCATCGAGCGCCGAGCGTGGGGCAAAAATGGGGCAAACCATACGCCAATCTATGCCATCCAATGCCAAATATGCGTTTATCCAACTGGATGAATGCACGCATTACAGCCAGCAACCACGGGCCTATCCCAAAAATCCCTTACATACCCCTACACAATCGGGGTGTGAGAGGACAGATCGGACGTGTTTTTACTCATTGGATAATAGGCAAATTCGTTGAAAGGAGTGGGGCAAAGGTGGGGCACTCGGCCCTGCTGATTTTGCAATGGCCGCAAGGTTAACACGCGAGGTCGGCCCTTCGCAGGTCGCAAACGGATAGGTAAAACGCAAAGTGGGATGGCGCATTTGTTTAAATGCGCAACGCTTCTGCAGGGACGTGTCGCTGTTGGCACGCAGCCGAAAATACCTCCCTCAGTACGATGAGGCGATCGCCTTGGCCAGTTGCATGTCGGACATAAGAGGCGAGGCGTAGGTCGAGCGATAGTACCGAGATGCCTGTTCGAACTCAGCACCGCGGATCTCGCCGTCCGAACCGATAAAGGCAAGGGCATCGGTTTTGGACGATGTGAAAAGCTTTGGCGCATCGGTCGTGAGAGCGCTGGCTCCCCCAATCAGGATGGTGGGCACGAACGTCGTGTACATCAGCGCTTTATCGAAAGGGTTGGCGTTTTCTGCGGCCACTGCTGGGGCGCCGATCAATACCATGACAGCGATTGCCAGAGTCTTCCATGAGTCCATTCTTCGAAGCTTCCATTTCTATAAGAGGGGGGCACGATAGCAGAGCTGGTCACTTTGCAGATATAAGGCGCCGTCGGCACTGGGGCGGGTTGCCATGCTTGACGGGGTGGTTTTTAACGCTGTGCTCTCGACTCATCAGTTCGCCCCATAGAAATGGTTCAGCACTATCAATTCAATCACCGCGACGAAACAGCACAGCACAATGAACCCGGGGCTGAAGACCCGCTTGCGATTAGAGCCCCAGCCGCCCAGCGAACTGAAGTCTGCGCCGTCGGAGATCAACATTAGGAGCGCCAGCACGGCGTATATCCACGCCTTGCCCCAGAAGCTCTGATTTCTCCATTCGGTCATTCGTGGTCTTCCGCATACCGCTTTAAATTGAGGTGAATGGGCGTTGGCGGCAAGGTTAGCACGCAAGGTTGGGGGCTTCGCAGGTCATGAACGGATAGGTAGAACGTAAATAAAAGTGCGGGCGACCCTTTTTGTCCCTTAGCCCATCCTGATCAACGCTTCATTGCGTTGCACTGAGTGCGCAAATCGCTATTGCTGATGTTTTCGCAGCTGGAGCCACTTTGCTGGGCGTTGCAGTAGGCTCGTTGGTCAGAGTCGCTGATGCTGGTGCAACTTGCCGCAAAGGTGTACCCACTGAACATCAACAAAATGGCAAGCACGAGTTTCATTGTTTTCTTCCTTGGCTCGCCAGGAATCAGCCTGGCGCTGTTTGAGCGCATCGCATCAAGTACCGCGGTGATCATGCCAAATTGACATTATTTTGCCCGGAAGTTCCGCTGATGTGCATGGAATATGCAAATTAGCATTTGCCAACCCCAAAAACTCCCGTCACTATCGCCGCTATGCAAAAACGCAACGTTTCTATCGTCTTAAGAGAACTGCTGGACCGCGACCGGATCTCCCCCACGGAGCTTCACCGGCGTACTGGCGTGCCTCAATCCACGTTGTCCCGGATTCTCAGCGGCAAGATCGTTGATCCGTCGGATAAACACATCTCGCGCATCGCCGAGTACTTCCGCGTCAGCACCGATCAACTGCGCGGGCGCGCGGCGGTGGGGGCTTTGCGCGATGACGGGCGCGACCCGATGCATTCGGAACTCAAGGATATAAGCCTGTGGGACGATGACACCCCCGTTAATGATGACGAGGTGTCGATCCCCTTTCTGCGCGAGGTTGAATTGGCTGCTGGATCAGGAAGATTCGTCATCGAGGAAAGCGAGAAGGCCAGCCTGCGTTTTGGAAAGCGCAGCCTGCGGCATAACGGTGTGCAGTTCGACCAGGCCAAGTGTGTAACGGTGCGCGGCAACAGTATGTTGCCGGTACTGCGCGACGGCGCGACGGTCGGCGTAAATGCTGGCAAAAGTGGCATCGGCGACATCGTCGATGGCGACTTGTATGCCATCAATCACAATGGCCAGCTGCGGGTTAAACAGCTCTATCGCCTGCCTTCCGGGATTCGCCTGCGCAGTTTCAATCGCGATGAACACCCGGATGAGGACTACAGCTTCCAGGATATCCAGGATGAGCAGATCAGCATCCTTGGGCATGTGTTCTGGTGGGGTATGTACGCCCGTTGACCTCCTTGCGTAAGAGAGAGCCCGCCATCGAGCGGGCTTTTTTTCGTCTGTAGAAAATCGCCAAACCCTTTGCCCGTAAGGTCGAAAATGCATTTGTGCATGAGTTGGCTGAAAATAAATGCACTAGTGCATTGACTGTATATGCATACATGCATATCCTTCATCTCAAGCCAGCCAATAAGGTGGTGGAGGCGGCAAGGATGCTGCCAAGGAAGACAAGGAAGGCACGCAACATCGGCAGGGACGCCATCAGAGCGATGGCAGGGACGCCAGCCAACACCGGCAAGGATGCCGACGCTCTTTAGTGACACCGCTTCAGCAACAGGCAGCGATGAACCGGCCTTAACGGTTCAGAGGGTTGGCAACTGACCCGGGTGTGCAGCGTAAAGCACCAGAAGCAGTTATCCGGCAGACAGGGATCGTGGTCGGAAAAACATCGAGGAAAGATCCGTACCGCGCCAGTAGCGCCGAAAGATCGAAGCTGGACCGCATTACTGAAAAGCCTGGGCAACCGGGCTTTTTGGAATGCCTACCTATACATGGATTTACCCAAAAGCCGGTGTTTGCCGGCGTTACTCAGCCAGGAGGCGTGACATGACAAACGAGCAGCAAGCGTTAGCGGAAATGCCTATCTGGCTGGTGATCGCACTGGCGCTGATTGGCGGTGTATCCGGCGAAATGTGGCGCGCCGACAAGGAGGGCGCCCGCGGTTGGTCGCTGGTCCGGCGCCTGGCCCTGCGGTCTGGGGCGTGCATGGTCTGCGGGGTCTCGGCATTGATGCTGTGCTACGCCGCCGGCATGTCGATCTGGACCGCCGGCGCCATTGGTTGCCTGACGGCCATGGCCGGCGCGGACGTCGCCATCGGCCTTTATGAACGCTGGGCGGCCAAGCGCATCGGGGTCAACGAAGCGCCCACATCCCGCTCGGATCAGCAGTAACTGCTGCAAGGACGCAACTGATGACACTTATCGAAAAACCCTCCCAACTGCCTGTGGCCATTGAGGGGGCGCTGAAGCGTGCCTTCCCGCAACTGCAGGTAGGCAACCACCAGGACGTTGGCGGCGCCGGGGATCACACCGGCGTGCTGATCAGCGTGGAACGCAACGGCCCCGGCGTGCGTTCCCGCGAAGGGCGCAAGGCGCATGCCTTGTCGGTATCACTCAGGGTTACGGTCGCCAGCGCGGCGGCGCCTTTTGACGCGTGTGACCTGGCCAGCCAATTGATGGACCTGGCCCTGGATAACCGCTGGGGCCTGCCGTCGGACCAGTGCGATTTACCCACGGCTGTCGTCGCGGCGCCCTCTGGGCTCGCCAGCGCCGAAACGGACTACGACACCTGGACCGTGTCTTTCACCCAAACCCTCTATCTCGGCCCGTCATTGATCGAGGATCCCACCGGCACACCGCTGTTTGCCCGCACCTGGGAAGTCTCGGACATCGACGATCCGGATCAATATCGGCCCCTGCAGGAGTAGGCCATGTTCGACGCATTGTTACGCATGCAACTGGGGCCGATTGTCGAGCGCCTGGCGGAAATGGAAGCCCAGCTCGAAGACCTGTATCGACGCGCGGACAGTTTCTGCCGCATTGGCGTGTGCCAGGAGGTCGACGCTGCCAGCAATACCTGCAAGGTCAGCCATGGTGAGTTGCTTACCCCGGCGATTCGATTCTTCAACCCCAGCGCCGGTGCGCAGACCGAAACCCGTATTCCGTCGGTGGGCGAGCAATGCCTGTTGCTTAACTACGGCGGCGGGGAAGGGGGCACGCAGTCGGTGGCGCTGTTCGGGCTGAACAGCAGTCTGTTTCCTCCCGTGTCCAGCGTCGCCTCGCTGACCCGGCGGCGCCATCAGGATGGCACCCAAAGCGACTACGACGATGCCAGTCACACCTTCAACTGGATTAACGGCCCAACCACGTTCAGCGGATCCCGCGAACAGGTCGACGTCAAGGTCGGCGCTGCCAGCCTGACCCTGAGTGCCCAGGGCATCACCCTGCAACTCGGCGCCACCGGCCTCACGCTGGATGCCGTCGGCGTGCATTTGAGCGGCCCGCTGGTGGATCACCAGGGCCGCGTGATCAGCCGCGCATAAGGATTTGCCATGATCGGAATCGATAGGAACACCGGGGCAGCCGTGGATGACTGGCTGCAATTCGTACAGCGTGCCACCCGAGCGCTGACCACCCCCTTGAGCACTCGCCAGAAGCGCCCGTTGTACGGCTCGATGATCCCGCAACTGCTCGGCCAGAACCTTGGTGATGACCTGTTGATCCTCGCCCAAAGCCACGCGGCGCAAGCGTTCTACAACCGCCAGAACGGCATTGCCGACTTCCAGCCCCAGGTCATCGTCGCCACCCGCCAGGGCGCCGGGTTATTGCTGCGTTTTGCCGGTACCTGGAAAAACCGCCAACAATCCTTCGAGGTCGTGACATGAGCATGCTGATCCCAGGCCAGAACCAATTGGCGGAGCCGGCGATTATCGCGGTCGATGAGTTCGAACCGCTGCTGGCGGAGTTCAAGGCGTTTGTCGTCGACTACGTCGCCACCCGCGCGCCGCAAAGCGCGGCCAGACTCAAGGTCAGCCTCGACAACGAGAGCGAGCTGCTGACCCTGGCCCTGGAAGCTTTTTGCGTACGCCTGCAAACCCACGAACGCAAATACAACGCCCGCATCAAGCAGATGCTGGCGTGGTGGGCCACCGGCAGCAACCTGGATGCACGCCTGGCCGATATGGGCCTGGAGCGCCAAGTGCTCGACCCCGGCGACCCGGCGGCTTTCCCACCGGTGCCACCCACCCTGGAAAGCGACGACGACGCGCGCTTGCGCTATTACCTGGCGCCTCACGCGCCGGCGGCGGGTTCGCGGATGCAGTATCGCCGCGAAGTCTTCACCCTCGGTGAGCGGCCGTCGGTCAAGGTGCAAAGCGCCACACCGGGCGTGGTGACCGTCAGCTACACCTTCGATCCGGACGGCTACGCGGCCCGGGTCAAGGATGGCAACGGACGGCGCACGGCGCCTGGCGAAGTGATGGTCACCGTGCTTTCAAGGGAAGGAGACGGCACGCCGTCCGCCGATTTGCTTGACGGCGTGCGTCGACATTTCGCACGGCCCGATGTACGGCCTGAGACCGACCTGGTCACCGTCCAAGGCGCACAAATCCTGCCGTACAAAATTCGCGTGGTGGCCAGGATCAACGCCGGTCCGGATTCCGGACTCACCCAAGTCGCCGCGCAGAAATTGCTGCAAGGCTATGCAGCGTCCTGCCATCGCCTGGAAGGCCGTGTGGACCCAAGTTGGATCGACTATGCGATCCACAGCGCCGGCGCCGCGCAATTGCAGATCCTCGAGCCGCTGGCGCCGATCATCAGCACGGCATTCCAGGCCCCGTATTGCAGGGGCGTCGAGGTGGAGGTGCGCACGCTATGAGTGAACCCAAAGCGAGCTTGTTGCCTGCCAACAGCTCACCGCTGGAGAAGGCTTTGGACCTGGGGTTTGGTACGTTGCTGGAGCGGGTCACCCCACCGTTTCCCGAACTGATGGACCCGGATCGTACACCCGCGGCGTTCTTGCCCTACCTGGCGGCGGACCGGGCGGTCAACGAGTGGAGCGCCACAGGCCCTGAGGCTGAGAAGCGCCTGACCGTCAAACTCGCCTGGCCCACCGCGCGCCGGGCCGGCACCCGGCAGGCCTTGGAAAATGCCGCCAAGGGACTGCAACTCAGCCCTGAAGTGCGCGCCTGGTACGAACAGAAACCACCGGGCGTGCCCTACAGCTTTGCCGTACGCGCCTGGACCGATTTGCCCTACAGCGAAACCATCGATGCCCGACTCGACCGCCGCTTGGCCGATGCCAAAAGCGAACGCGACATCCTGTCGATCTCCGTGGGACTGAGCGCTTTCGGCCGTCACAGCATTGGCGCCGCCACGCTGTGCGGCGAACTCACCATGATCTACCCAAACGTGCTGGCGGGCGTCGAGGCCTCGGGCCGCGCCTTTATGGCGGCCGGTCTGTACAGCGTCGAAACCACCACCCTTTATCCACAGGAGCACTAAATGGCTGACTATTACACCCTGCTCACGAATGCGGGGATCGCCTACGAAACCGCCTGCAAGGCCGCTGGCGTGCCGATCAAACTGGCGCAGATTTCCGTCGGTGACGGCAACGGTGCCGTCTACAACCCCGACGCCAACGCCAAGGCGCTCAAGCGCGAAGTCTGGCGCGGGCCGCTGAATGCGCTGTTCCAGGACGAGAAAAACGCCAACTGGCTGATGGCCGAAGTCACCATTCCATCGGATGTCGGCGGCTGGTATGTGCGGGAAGCCGGACTGTGGACGGACACCGGGATCTTGTATGCCGTCGTTAAATATCCGGAGTCGTATAAACCGGTGCTGGCGACATCGGGATCGGGGAAAGAGTTTTATATTCGCTCAATCTTTGAGACGAGTAATGCGTCGATCGTGACGCTGCTGATTGATGACACGGTGGTGAAGGCAACTCGGGCTTGGGTGATGGACTACCTGGCGAAGGGGACGTATTCCAAGGCTGAGATTGAGGCGATGATTGCTCAGTCCTCGGCGCTGCCGGTGGGGTCCATGGTTGCGTTTCCGGTTGACAATGTTCCGGTGGGATTCCTGGAAATTGATGGCAGCGTGAAGAGTGCCTCGGCCTATCCCGATTTGGCGAAGTTTCTGGGGGCGGCGTTCAATAAGGGGGATGAAGGGGTGGGGAATTTCCGGCTGCCGGAGTCGCGTGGGGAGTTTTTGCGGGGTTGGGATCATGGGCGGGGAGTTGATGCTGGGCGAATGATCTGCTCCTCTCAACTCGATGCATTCCAGGGGTTCACTCCTGCTGGTTCGATCGCCTATTCGAAAAATGACCCCGCTCGATTTAAAGATCTGCGTGGGGTGCCGTGTTTCAACGGCGCTGGTGGCACAACTCCGGCAATTCCATTGGACTGGGACGCCACAGTTGTTTCAGTCGATAGTTGGTCGCTGACCGGCGGATTCATTGTCAGTGATGATGTGCATGGTACGCCACGTGTGGCGTCTGAAACCCGCCCGCGCAACCTCGCGGTGATGTGGTGCATCAAAGCCTGGAGCGCCCCCATCAATCAGGGAAATATCGATATTGCAGCGCTAGCACTGTTGGCAACGCAAGCCACCGAAAACAATCAAGGCACGGCCAAGATCGCAACGCAGCCGATGACGGACGCTGGGCTCGATGACGCCACCATCGTAACGCCGAAGAAGCTGCGCTTCGGCTTTCAATTCATTAAGGGGGTCAATGGAGCGATTATTTTCCCAACCTGGCTAGGAGGATGGATTATTCAATGGGGATCCACCCCCGATATCCCTAACGCTACAGCGGCTACATTTAATTACACCGTACCTTTCCCTACGGCCGCGATCTGCCCAGGGGCTTTTCGTCGCGCCCAAGGTAACAACTCGGCCACCGTATCGACAACGCTAAGTCAGATCACTATCAACAATCGCCCGCACTACACGCCGGATACTTCGGGAACACCAAATCCTTACTATTTCTTTTGCTTTGGTTACTGAGGGGGCGTTATGCGTAAATACCTAGCTTTGAATGACGCTCGAGAAGTGATTGCGCACTTGATTGAGGGCGTGCATGAAATCCCATCAGGTGCCGTCTTGATTGATGCCGAGCGTTGGTATGAAGTCACACAGAACATTGGCTATACATGGCACTTTAGCGATGACGGGGTGCTATCCAAACATCCCAAAATTGTTCCTCTTGAGGACCCCGCAAGGTTCGAACGTGAGAGGCGCGATACTGAGTTGGCCGCCGTCATATGGTTGCGCGAGCGCCACCGTGACCAGAAGGAAATTGGCTTTGATACAGCGTTGTCCGATGCACAGTTCGAAGAGTTGTTGTTGTACATGCAAGCCCTGCGCGACTGGCCACAATCGCCGAATTTCCCGGATATTGAGCATAGGCCCCTAAGCCCGACCTGGATCGCCAACCAAACTGAATAACGCCCCGCACCGCCGGGGCGTTTTCATTCCCTCTCTGAATACCTGCCGCGCTGAGCGGTTTTTTTTCGCCTGGAGATCCTACCTATGACCTACCGCCAAACCTACACCGTCCTCATCCCATTCCCAACCGGAGGTGGCCATTGGTCCGCCGTCGGCGAGGAACTGGACCTGCTGGACGTGGAAGCATCCGCCCTGCGCACCGCTGGCCGCCTGGAACTGACCAGCGTCCTCAACGCCACCCCGGCCAAAAAGGCCACTACCAAGAAGGCTGACTAACCATGGCTGAGGTTCTGAACTTCGAGCACAACGGCATCACCGTCAATGCCACTGAATCCCCCGAGGCCATGGGTGGCCTCGGCGATAACGTGATCGGCCTGGTCGGCACCGCGCCGAATGCCCATGCGTCGATCCCGAAAAACGCGCCATTCCGTATCAACAGTTTCACCACCCAGGCGCTGCTGGACCCTACCGGTGCGGAGTCTGGCACGCTGTTCCACGCGGTCTACCAGATCCTCAAAGTGGTCAAGGTGCCGGTCTACGTGGTGATCGTGGAAGAGGGCGCCACCCCGGCGGACACCCTCAACAATGTAATCGGCGGCAACGAGCCGGTCACCGGTCGCAAGCTGGGCCTGGCGGCACTGGCCAGCGTGCCGGAAGACCTGACCATTATCGGCGCCCCAGGCTTCACCGGTACCAAGGCTGTGGCGGGTGAGTTCGCGGCCTTCGGCAAGCGCATCAAGGCCCGTGTGGTGCTGGATGGCAAGGACGCGGCGGTGGCCGACCAGGTGACCTACAGCGGCGAACTGGGCGGTGCCGAGCTTGGTTTCGACCGTTGCCTGCTGGTGCACAACATGCCGTCGGTGTACTCCAAGGCGGCGAAGAAAAACGTGTTCCTTGCGCCGTCGTCCCTGGCGATCGCTGCGCTGGCCAAGGTCAAGCAATGGGAAAGCCCGGGTAACCAGGTGACGTTCGCCGAGGACGTTTCCCGCGTGGTCGAGTACAACATCCTCGACACCTCCACCGAAGGCGACCTGCTCAACCGTTACGGCGTGAGCTACTACGCCCGCACCATCCTCGGCGGTTTTTCGCTGCTGGGTAACCGCTCCATCACCGGCAAGTTCATCAGCTATGTCGGGCTGGAAGATGCCATCAGCCGCAAGCTGGTCAAGGCGGGCCAGAAAGCCATGGCCAAGAACCTCACCAAGTCCTTCATGGACCAGGAGGTCAAGCGCATCAACGACTGGCTGCAAACCCTGGTCGCCGACGAAACCATTCCCGGCGGCAGCGTGTACCTGCACCCGGAGCTCAACAGTGTCGAGAAGTACAAGAACGGCACCTGGTTCATCGTTATCGATTACGGCCGCTATGCGCCGAACGAACACATGATTTATCAACTCAACGCCCGCGATGAAATCATCGAGCAGTTCCTGGAGGACGTTCTCTAATGTTTACCAATCGAGTCAGACAGGCCATTGCGGCCACCCTTCAAGGCCTGCCGTTGTCCGCGACGGTCGAGGAGTTCACTCCGCCGAAGATCGAGTTCGACATGGAGTCCATGTCCGGCGGGCGCTTTATCGCCGAAGAAATGGCCAAGAGCGGCAAGGTGCTCAATGCCACCCTGGTGCTGCAAGGTGCCGGCCCGGAAATCATGCTGGCCCTGGGCGTGCGCCTGGGGGATGACATCCTGCTGAACGTGCGGGAAGCCGGCCAGGATCAGGACGGCAAGACCTACTTCACCTATCACACGGTCGGCGGCAAGCTGAAATCCCTGGTCGAAGCCAAGTTGAAGATGGGCGACAAGGCTCTCACCACGCTTGAGCTTTCCTGCCGCACTTACAACCGCCTGGAAAACGGCATCCCGGTCATCGACATCGACGTGCGCACCCAGAAGTTCGTGCTCAATGGTGTCGACATCCTCGGCGATGCCCGCCGTGCGGTGCTGATGCCGTAACTCCCCGGGGGCGGGCGTGCTCGCCCCTTACTTCATCAAGGAATTGCCCCATGGCCTGGATGCCACCGCTGCACCTCCTGCTGTCTCCGATCACCGCCGACACCGGCGCGACGATCCAGCAGGTGCAACTCAAGCCGCTGTACTACGCCGCGCAAAAAGAAGCGCTGGCCCGGGCCGGTGACGACGAGGACGATCAGTTTTTCGAACTGGCGAAACTCGCCACCGGCCTGTCGGAAAAAGAGCTCGACCAGCTCAAGCGCCCGGACTACGTGACCATCGCCCAATACGTACATGAGATGTCGACGCGCCCTGCGTCGTTTTTCCGCGGTGAGGCTGAGGAATCGGCCCACGACCAGCCGGTCCGATTGTTGCTGCCCCTCGAGGCTGCGGGTCGCAGCCTCACCGTTCTGCCCCTGGAAATGCCCGCCCTGCGCGCCACCAAGGTGATGAAAAAACTCCCCACCAACAAAGAGCGCGCCGAGTTCATCACTGCTCACTGCACTGGCCTGATGATCCCCGATCTTGCCGGCCTGACTGTGCCCGATTGGACGGAACTGCAGGAGCGTATCGACGATTTTTTAAATCAACCGGCGGACTTCTTTCGCAACGCGACATCGATGTAATCCTCGATGTGGTGCCGCTGGTGTATTCGGTCAATGAAGCGGAGATCCTTGCTTGGGACGCCGCAAAAGCATTACGCCGCTACGACATCGCGATCACTCGGCTTGGCGTTAAACAGGAGTAGCGCGGGATGCAAGAGACTAAATACGGGATCAAGCTCGTCCAGGAAGACCTGCGCTGGATGTTCGGCGAGGCGGATCTGGGCAATGCACTCGCCCCGTTTTCCACACGTGCTGTGGCGCCTGTAAGCCTGGAGGCTGCATCGCACCCGCAGTTTACGCTCGGCTCTACGTTGGCCACGCTGAGTGTGGATATCAATGCCCTGACGCAGGAGCAAGTGCGGCTGCGTGAGACGTTGGAAACGCTCAATAGTACGTTGTTCATCAACAGCAACTCTTTGGCACCGAGAGAGGCTGGTGTCACTGCGGGCGCGTTGAAAAATGAGCCGAAGGCGCCGCCTGCCGATCCTTCTGCCGACGCGGGCAAGTCGGCCTTGGATACGTTATGGGACTCTGCCAAGAGCAAAGCCGCGGATAAACTTATTGATCTTGCTATCGACAAGATTGGCAAGATGATCAAAGGCCGTAAAAAAATCGGTGGGCGCGGCTCACCGCTTCGTCGTGTGTCCGAACGCACCGGTAACTGGGTAGGGGGCTCGCAAATGGGCTTTCATTCGGGAGCCCCCTTGCAAGGCTTGCAATCCTTTGTCGGTGCAGTGCCCAGCTCGCCGAATATCCCCGCCGGTGGACTAACCGGAGTACTTGCCAAACTTGAGTCAACCGGCGTTCGCCGACTTGGCCCTCTGAAATATGCCTCCGTCGCCACTGACGTGATCCAAGGTGTCCGCAATGGCGACGCAAAAGCCGTCGGCTCAGGCCTCAGCACCGCCGGTGGCGCCTGGGCCGGTGCCTCCGCAGGTGCGGCCATTGGCACGATGGTTTTTCCTGGTGTTGGTACTGCTGTCGGGGGGGCAATCGGTGGTTTGCTGGGCAGTGAGGCGGGAGCCTGGCTCGGTAACCAGTTGTTCGGCTCAAGTGATCGCCTGCCAACGCCCGGTGCGGTGAGCAAGGAACTCAGCGGTGCACGCACGGACAACGTGCAAGTGACCCTCGCCCCGAGCATCCAGATCACCGGTGTAAACCCCGCCGATGCCCAGCAGGTCGTCAACCAGGTGATCCAGGCGCTGCAGTTTCAGTGTCTGCCGATGCTCACCGACACCCTGGGCATCCGACGCAACGCGGCACTGGCCGATCCTCCAGGAGGTGATTGATGCGACAACAAATGGTACTCGGCGACTTTATTTTCGGCTTGTCTCGAGGATTCGCCTATTCCTCGTTGGTCCGTGCCAGCGATGGCGGCTGGAGTGACCTGGCGATTATTGCCAGCAAGTCGCAGTCGCGGCAGAGCGGTCAGAAGCTGGAAAAACTCACATTCGGCGGCACGGCCATGTACGGCGTAGGCATGCAGCGCCTGGACCAATTGCGCGCGCTGCAAAATGCGCGGGCGCCGTTGCCCCTGGTTGACGGCATCGGTCGTAACTGGGGCTTGTGGCGGATCAATTCGATTGTGGAAACCCAGAGCAATGTCATCGATGACGGCACCGCCATGGTCATGGCCTGGACGCTGGAGTTGGAGGAGTTCGCCAATGCGTAGAGTACGAAGTATTGCCGGTGATTCGGTCAACCTGTTGCTTTATCGGGAGGTGGGCCGTTGCGACGACACGGCGGAAGAAACCCTCTGGCGCCTGAACCCCGAGCTTGCCGAATATGGCCCGGTGCTGCCGGCCGGCGTGTGGGTGATCGTACCTGAACTGCACGCTCGGCCCGGAGCTGTGCGACCCGTTTTGGCCTGGGATTAAGGAGGCTGCATGGCACAGGGATTTACGCCTATCGTGGAGTTTTATGGCGCCAACGCGGCGCTGCTCAATCAACGCTTGATGCACTGGAGCCACACCGACGCCGCGGGCATTGAGACCGACCGGCTGGAGCTGACCCTGAATATCGAGGGCCTGGACGGCCTGCCCACGCTGAACGGCAAGATCGGCTTGCGTGCCGGTTACCTGGAATCGGGGTTGGTGGAAAAGGGCGAGTTTGTCGTCACCCAACGCACACCGGTGCTGTTTCCCATGCGCTTGATGATCGTGGCCACCGCGGCGCCCTTCAGCGTGGTCGATGCAACGGGTTACCGCCAGCGTCGATCCGCCAGCTACGGTCCGACCACCCTGGGCGCGCTGTTTCGCCAACTGGTCAGTCGTCACGGCTATTCACCGCGAGTGGCGCCGGCGCTGGAGGGGATTGCGATCGCGCACATTGACCAGTCCAACGAAAGTGACATGGCGTTCATTTCGCGCCTTGCCCGACTTTATAGTGCAGTCACCAAACCGTTCAACGAACTCTATGTATTGGCCGAAGCCGGCCAAGCCAAATCGCTCTCCGGCCAGCTGCTGCCGGAAGTGAGGCTGTCCGTGACGGATGACAATCGCCCCGGTGAACAAAGCTTTATCACCGCCAAGCTCGACGAAAAATCCCGCTCGAAATACCAAGGCTGCCGTGCCAGTTGGTGGGATGCCTCCGCCGGCAAGCAGCGCGTCGTCCAGGTGGGGAATGCGCCGTTCAAGACCTTGCGCCAACGCTGCCAGAACGAAACCGAAGCCCGCGCTGTTGCCGAAGGTGAGCTACGCCGTGTGGGGCGTGAAAATTTGAAGTTGCTGATCGATTGCCCGGGCAATCCATTGTTGGCGGCGGAAGGGTTGTTAGTGCTGGATGAGAGCTGGCCGTCCTATATGCAGGGGCGCTGGTCGATAAAGCAGGTGGTTCATGTCGGCGATCCGGCGACGGGTTACCGCAGTTCGATCACGGCCGGTGGGTTGTCGATATAGCTACTTTTCGAGAGTAAAACCAATGGTGATAACACTCCCCCAACTGCTTGGCGTCATGCCGGATGCCCGCCTTAGAGCGGGCGTTTTTTTAATGCCCTTGAATGCGGCGTTCGTTCGCTTCGAGATTAACCGTGCCAGGCGCATTGCCGCCTTCCTCGCCCAGATCGGCCACGAATCCGGTGAGCTGCGTTACGTGCGCGAACTGGGCAGCGATCACTACCTGGGCAAATACGACACCGGCAGCCTGGCCGCACGCCTGGGCAATAGCCCCGAAGCGGATGGCGACGGCCAGTTGTACCGGGGCCGAGGACTGATCCAGATCACCGGTCGGCGCAATTACCTGGCATGCAGCCAGGCGCTGTTTGGTGATGACCGTCTGTTACGGGAGCCGATGTTGCTGGAGCAACCGCAATGGGCGGTTGAGTCGGCCGCCTGGTTCTGGCAGGTCAATGGCCTGAATGAGCTGGCCGACAAGGACCAGTTCACCAGCATTACACGGCGTATCAATGGCGGGCTGAATGGGCTGGAGGATCGCTTGCGGCTGTGGGCGCGGGCGAAGGCGGTGTTATGCGTTTCCTAGGGGCCTACCAACTGATCGGTGCTTGCCTGTTGGTGGCGGTGACCTGGCAGGTCCAGGCCTGGCGCTTGGGGGGACAGCTTGAGCGTCAGGCTTCTGCCCATGCGCAGGCGCTCAGCCAGCAACGCCAGGCGGCCTTGCATCAACAACAGGCTGAACAAGACAAACGACTGGCCCTGGAGCAACAGCTCAGTGCCAGCGACCAACATCATGCCCGGGAATTGCGCGATGCCCAACATAACCAGGCTGCTCTGCGCGACCGTCTGGCCACTGCTGATGTGCGGTTGTCAGTCCTTCTCGACGCCACCGAACCTGCCCGTGGCTGTGCAATGCCAACCGCCACCGCCACCACCGGCCTGGTTCATGCAGCCGCACGAGCCCGACTTGACCCGGCGCATGCTCAGCGAATTATCGGCATCACCGATGCCGGCGACCAGGGACTGATCGCGCTGCGCGCTTGCCAGGCATATGTGCGCGCTGTCGCCCGCTGA